GGGTTGCATCGTCCAACTGGCCGTTTATAGAGCCGCCTCCGGCAACGTTCCCTGATAGCTCAGCGGTAGAGCTCTCGACTGTTAATCGAGTGGCCGTAGGTTCGAATCCTACTCAGGGAGCCATTTTTAAGCCGCATAAACCCTCGCTTTTTGCTTGGTTTGGCCGGTGGCAACGCCCCGCCGTTATTACACTTATTATGACACGCATTATGACATTCGCGGTTCGTTCTCGCGAGATCGTCAGACCGATCCGCGACACCCGAATCGGGGAAATGTCGAACGGCGTCACTCGACATCATTGGCGACTGTTTGCTGCCCGGACCAATCACCCCATCCGTATGCCGCCTTGTCTTCGGTCGGATGCTTGTCAGTTCGTGGCCTCGACGGGGTATCCCAGCTGCGACCAGGCACACGCCAGAGAAGCCGCCAGCCCGCCGCCCGCAACGACGCGCCGTTTTCGCTGGCAAGGATGTAGGTCAGTCCGCGCCGGTAGCCTTTGGCGATCGCCGCCCGCCGCGCTGCACCGTAGAGCATGGAGCATCCGTTCGGCTCGCCGTCGGTACACAACCGCGTGACCTCCATGGTCAGCCCGTCCTGCAATGCTCGAGCGACCGGGCGTCCGACAACGGCGATGCCGACTAGCCCGCCGCCCTCCCCCGCCAGACCGTGCAGCCATAGGAAGCCCGACACCCATCCATGGTGGCGGTGATGATCCAGAACAAACTGCCGCGCCTCGATGCGCTGGACTGGGCGAAGCGCAGTCACGCGGCTTCCCGCCCGTAGATCTCGGCCAGCGCGCGCTCGGTTCTCAGGATGGCTCGGCCGATGGCTTCGGGGATCTGCGGGCAGACGGCATCTCCATATGCCTCCCGGCACCGCTCAGCCAACCAACCGGGAACCCCATCATATGCTCGTAGATGGCTGCCAAGGTTTGCCGACCCGACAGGCCCACGGAAGACGCGAGAGAGCCCAGCGACGACCTCTTTTTTCCCGACCTCGTCCCATCCGGTCCCAGCGCTACATTCGATCCGTAGTTCGCTGCCGTCGGCGTCGGTGCCCATAGGATCGCCAGCTCTTCCACCCGCTTCCTCGCCCCCGCACCGCCGCCCCCGATCTGACCGCGGTACCGCCCCGTCTGGCCGGTCGGCGTCGGCGTCCAGCCATGGCTGTCCGACGCCCCGCCCTTGTGTGCTCGGGGCGTCGGCGTCCAAGCCAATGATCCAGGCTCGCTTGCGCTGATGGGAGCCCCCGGCATTTCCAATGCCCACCACGAGCGGCCAGCAGTCGTATCCATGCACCTCCAGCGCGGCCGCGATCCGGTCATATCCTCGAGTTCGGACGCGATCGCTGTTCTCAAGAGCGAACCAACGAGGTCGTACCTCTCCGATGATGCGCGCGGCTTCGAAGAAGAGCGACGACTTATCGCCATCGACACCCTTACCTTTGGTGTTGGCGCTGCTGATGTCTTGGCAGGGGGGGCTACCGACAACGATGGACGGAAGCCGTCCAAGATCAGCGAGAAGTCGGTCTGCTGTAAGGGTGCGGACATCATCATAGACCTTCACGTTCGGATTGTTTTCGGAATAGAGGGCGCGCCGCCAAGCCTCGACCTCACAGGCGGCCAGGGTGGTGAATCCCGCACGATGCATGCCGAGAGACCATCCACCGGCAGCAGCGCTGAAGAGGTCGAGGACTTCGATCATGCGATTTCAGCAATCTCGACCGACACGACGCGGACGACGGGGCCTGCGGTCAGGTCGACGTTCCGGCTGATGAGGTCGCGGCCAATCTTGCGACGCTCACCAACAGCGAAGACCTCGGCAGTCGCCGCGCTACGGGTGTCATGCGCGCGCTTCGCGCCGTCAGCGAAGGTTGTCGTCACGCGATGCGTTAGAGGTGCGGTGCGAGCGGCGGCGATGCGGTCGAGGGCGGTGAACATGTCGTCTACTCCGGATGCCATAATCATCGTGGCGTTGACTTTTATCTACGAGGCTTTAAGGAGAGATGCAAGGAGAAAAATCACCGTGACGATGATTGCTTGCAAAGCCGCTGAGCCGCCGGTAGCGGCGCTCGCTGTGGACAACGAACCTCTCCAAGTCCGCGCCAAGCGCGCGGGACTCCAGCAGAAGCGGCTGGCTGCATTGCTGGGGGTGTCCGAGAACACGGTGTCCCTGCAGCTGCGCGGGAAGTGGGAGAGCGGCACCCCACGGTACGTCACGGCGACGATCATCGCGTGGGAGATCATGAGCCACGCCGACCGCATGCGCTGGTTGGAGGAGACCGAGGCGCTGGCTACCGACCTCAAGCGCCGCAGCGGATGATCACTCTGCGTCGGCATCATCTTTCACCTCGGCGAGCGCCCCGACCAGCGTGGTGATATGCTCGCGCCGGCGGGCGGCGATGCGCAGCGCCTTCTCCTGGCTGGCCTTGTTGTAGATCCCGGTGACGTTGAGCGTCTTGTGACCGCTGACGGCGCGGACATCGACCTCGCCACTATCACCGAGCTCGGTGATGCCGCCATGCCTGAAGCTGGTGAACTTCAGGTCGTCCGGCAGCCCCGCTTTCTTGCGGATGCGCCGGTGCAGCTTGTTCATGTAATCCTTGGTGTAGGCGGCCCCGGTGCGTTCATCGCGAACGATCAGGTCATCGTCGGCGCCGCGCTTCAGCCCTCCGATAGCCGCCTCGAGCTCTGGATAGAGCACGACAACCTCGCCATCGAGGCGATCGACGATCGGTATGTCGACGACGTTGCCGGTCTTCGACTGGATCAAGCCGATGCTCTCGCCCGGCCGGTACCCGCCCCAGCGCACGCCGCGGACGTAGCCGTCCGGGTCCTCGAAGCCGAATGCGTCGTACACGCGCTGGCATCCCTCGAACAGGATCGCCGCGGCGGCGGCCATGCTGTGCTTGCCCATCTCCGCGGCGGCGAGCTTGTACGCCTCGTATTCGGCGCGCGTAGACGCCCGGTTGCCCCGCCCTGCCCCGCTGCTGCTCTTGATCCCCATGCCTGAGAACGGGTTGTCCTTGACCCCGGTCGCCTTGTGATGCCGTGCAGCCTGATTCCAGACGAGGCGACAGACCTGCATCATGTAGGAGCCCTGGCGTTCGCCGTGCTTCTCCTTGGCCTTCTTGTAGAGGGCGTCGGAGGCGGTCGCGTCGATCAGCTTGGCCTGGCGTGTGCCGAAGCGGCCGACCTTCATCTCGATCGCGACGACCATGTCCATCGCCAGCTTGTAGCCGGTGCGCGTGACGTGCCGCAGCTCGGTGAACTTCTCGGTCCCGCGGTACCAGTCGAACAGCCACTGCACCGATCCGGGCACGAGCTTGGACTGGCTGCCGTCGCGCCATTCCTTGAAGGCCGCGTTAATCGCGTTCGCCTTCGTGATCGCTGTAGCGACGTCGGTGCCCAGCGGGGTCGACTGCACCGGGCAGAGTTGCCCATGACGCAGCGCCGGCGGCTTCGCCCATTGCGGTCGGACCCAGAAATACCCGGTGACCTTGCCCGCAAGCTTGTGCTTCTGAACATAGGACGGGAGGCGGACATCAGCCAAAGTCGAGATCCTCTTCGACGGTCGACGTGAACATCTCGGTCAGCGCCGAGTCGAGGTCCGAGCGCAGCGCGAGCATCGCGCCCCGCGGCCCGCGCGCGCGGAAGTTCACCCGGCCGCCCCTTTCCCACGCGCGCAGCTGGGCCTCGGCGACACCGGTGTATGCCAGCGCCAGGTCGCGGGACATCGCGGCGGGCCAGTCCGGATAGTGTGCGATCGCGACCGCGCTCATCGGTTCTGTCCTTCCTGATCTGTGAGGTGGGCGACAGGGTGCTGCCATGCTGTCCAAGCGCAACCCGCGCACCATGCGGCAGAGGCGAGCGCGCCTTCCCAGAAGAAGGCCAGCAGCAGCCAGAAGAACGTTGCGACCAGCATCGTCGGGAGAAATGACCGGCTCATACATCCTCCCCCTTGCTGCGCGATGCGGAGGTCATGCGGGCACCTGTGCGGGGAGGATGCCTAGAGTGCGCCCGACAGCCTCGTCGTGAGCGCGCGCGATCAGCGTCTTGATCAGCGCGGCCGCGCGATATGCATCGACCTCACCATTATGGTCGACCGTCCCGGCAAGTTCCGCAGCTGTGACCGGCGTGACCGCACACTTTTCGCGAATAATGCGCTGGTGACGGCGCTCCCGTTCGTAGAATGCACCGGCGGAATAGTCCGGGCCGTGAAGCATCGGATGCGCGGTCATGCCTTCTCTCCCTGCGACAAGAGGCGGATGGCGGCGGCTTTGGCGAGCGAGGGAGCGACCAGCGCATCTGCATCGCGAGCATAGATCGCCACGAAGTCGACGCCCTCGATCACCGGGCGGTTTTCCCACTCGGCCTTGCGCACCAGCAAGCGTTCGCGCTCCTGCCAAGCGAGCGGGTCGATAATCCGCGCCACGTCTTCATCTGCATAGGACCGCGCTGGGGGTGTGGTGAGGACCGCTGCAAGGTCATGGCACACGGTTTCAAGCACGCCCGCCGCCATGATTGCCATGTCCGCAGTAACGCGGTGACCCGCCACCTCGCGACCGCCCTCACGGTGGATCTGCTCGAACAGCAGCCGCGTTGCTTCGGTTTTGACTGCGACCTCGCGCACCCCTTCGACAGCCCCGCTCATGATGCCTGCCCCTGTGCGCGGGCGAGGGCGGCGCGGGCGCGTTTACCACCGTCACGGACGATCTCGCCTTCCTCGGTGGACAAGCCGTAATTCGTCACATCGACCCGATAGCCGTCGCCGTCTCGGTCCGCGTAGAACTCAAGAACTTCCCGCAAGTCCTCCGACATGGTGGGAGGCGTCGGGGTGGCGGCGAGGATCGCACGAACGGAACGCCACTGACTGCCGAACAGCCAAACGCCTTCCGTAGCGCCGTGCCTCTTAGCCCGCTCGATTGCCTCGTCGATCCATTTGACGATGCGGACAATCTCCTCCCCCTCCTGCGACGTTGCCGGCTGGGTAGCGAGGGCGTGCTGAGACAACCGCCACATAGCAGTCCAAGCCTTCGCCAAGGTCTCCTCTGTTGCCTCCTCTCCTTCTGGAAATACAGCCCAGCCCGCATTGATCATTTCTTGCGAAGGAACGGCGCCCGACCGACCGTCATCGCAGCTTGTTAGCGTTACGAGCGGTTCATCTTTGAGCTTACGCAAACATCTCTTGCTGTTATGAAAAGCGCCCAATTCTGCGCCACAACCGCAACACTGCGACGTTGCGGGCTGGGTAGCGACAGTCTCTCGTTCGCCATCCGTATACCGCATGGCCGCGTCGTAATTGTCCCGCGAGCGTGTCGATGGCTGAGCAAGCGCGGCATTCACAACTGTATCAATATCGGACCAGTCCTGCGTAGAAAACGAGACGCCACGTTTGGTGTACAGTCCGTCAATCCCGGCCCGAAGACGGTTCGCTGCCTCGCGCACCTCTCCCGCCTGATTGGTCGCGGGTACAGGTTCGGGGGATGCGGCGAGCCGTGACGCATCGATAGCGGTGATCAGGTCGCGCAGCACGAAGCACTCATTCTCGTCGATATGCCCACGCCCGCAGCCCCCAGGGTTGCCCTTAGGGAACGCCTGATTGTCTCGAGCCCATGCGATTAGCGCTTCGACTTCTGGTGTGATGCCCTCGGGTACCGTTCCCGCGATCTTCCCGTCCAAGAACAACGCCGCGTCTTCATGGAAGCAGTTAGACGAGTCAAAGGCGACCAGTTCATGGAGGCCGTTGACCAAATCCATTGCGTCGATCTCGTCGAGTTCTAGCCCTGCGCCAGCCGCGCTATCGAGGAACGTTGCTGCTTTCTTGAGCAGCGCCAGCGCGTCCTTGTCGATCCCCCAAAGCGTCTCTGCACTCGCGGATGGTACAGAGGCGAGGCCAAGGGGCGTTTCGCCGATGATCTGGAACGCGACGACATCGTCGCACATCTCGCCGTCAGCGCTCTGCATCCAGTACTCAAAGTCGGAAGCGAGTTCTTCCCACTCGTTCCCGTCACGGCTGCGCAGTCGAACCCGCACTTCCTCCCAGGTCTTTCGCGCGGGCCAAGCGAACCACGGCGTCGTCGCTGACTGTTCGGCACCAGCGATCGCCGCGGAGGCGACGCGGGCGAACGCTGCGACCTTGCACTCGGCATATTCTTCCATTTCCTCCGCGACTGCGCTGAACATGGGGCTACCGGCCGTTGGGAGGATCGGGTTGCAGTGCTCAGCGCGCTCGAGCCACAAGGTGGCCGTCACTGCTGGCTGTTCTTTCGGGCCGGTCATGCCGCTTTGTCCTTTGCTTCGGCGGCGGCCCTCGCGCGGGCGGCTGCCTGGTTGCGCAGCTTCGCGCGGGCCATGTTGAGGGCGCAGTCGAGCGTCACCGCCTCGCTGGTCGCCGTGTCGCCGTCGGCTGCGACTGTCGCCGAGATGCTGCCCTCGAAGGTGTCGAAGCCCGGTGCGTGCGCGGTCAGCGACACGGTCACGAACCGCTCTTCGGGGTGGCGGATGCTCTGCAGCAGCGCGCCGATCGCGTTGATCTCTGCCGCGTTCACCGGGCATATCCCTTCTTCGGTTCACGGAAGGGAGCGCAGCGGCCCATGACGAGGCGCGGGCTATCGTCGCCGCACTCCTCACATTCACCGGGGACTCCGATCGCGATCGGGGCGCGCGCGGCGCGGATGCTGCGGTCGAGCGCGGCTTGGGCCACGTCGTTCGCCATGTCGGCTACATCAGCCACGGGAAACTCTCCGATCAATGCTGCGCAGCTGGGCGCGGATGGTGGTCAGAGCGGCGCTGCGCTCGGCGGATGGCGGCTGCTGCATGAGGCGGTCGCGGCGGCCGAGGACCTCGGCCTGGTCAAGCACACGCTGGCTCTCGCGGGGTCCGGCTGAGTTGCGGCCGATCTGGCTGTGCATCTTCATGCCCGATCACATCGTCTTGATGAGTTCGAGCGCCTGCGCTTCGGCGAAGCCCTCAGCGACATAGGCGAGGAACATCGTGCGGCGGGCGTGCGCGATATGAGAGGCCGCAGCCGCAACGCCCTGCCAGATCTCGACCTGCGCTTTGACCGCCTCGGGCCAGTCGGTACGCGGGACGTCGGAGCGCATAGGTTCGGCAGCCATGGAGGGGCCTTTCGTAGCGGTTAAGCAGCCATGGAGGGGCTTCATGCGGCGCTCACGGAATCGGTTGGCTGCGGCCCGGCCTCAACGGACGGCAGCTTGGGAACGGACGTCCTGAGGGGCAGGACCGAGGCAGTCGGGGAGAGGGGCACGAAGGCGCGATCGGGATTACCGAGGAAAGCGGTCATGATCTGGGGCCAGCGGCGATAGACGTCCTCGAAGAAGATGACGCCGGCGATGATGGCGATGGCCAAGAGGCTCATCCAGCCGGCACCGTGCATGATGTTGGTCCAGTTCACGGGCGATCTCCTAGGGTGAGGATGGCGATCATCAGGTCGATCAGGATCTCCGCGGAGACGACGCCCATCAGATCGGGAACAGGGGGAAGCGGTGCGCGCGTGGCGGCGCCTGCCGGGTCGAGGTAGCTCACGACGTGATCCTGCGGCGCGAGCGGCGCGGGCTGGTCCAGCCGTCGCCCTCGACAAGCTTCTCGGCACCGCTGGGGGCGATGACGCGGACTCGGCCATCGGCGCGGCGCGACAGGACTGGGCACTCGAACTGGTAAACCCCGGGAAGCCCGGTGCCGTTGCAGATCTCATGGTCGCCCGCGTTGCGCTGCACCGTCATGGCTTCCGCAGTCAGGATATCCATGCCGCGGCTGATCAGTGCCTCGTTCTGCTGCTCGGTGAACCGCGCGCCTCCGGTGATGCTGTGATCGCCGAACCCGGTCTTGACCGCGCCGCGGATCGCGCCATACCAAGCGCTCGGCGTCTTCGACGGGGTGACGAGGATCCGCGCCGGCTGGCGGCCGAGAATCTCGCCCATCGGGCGCGGGCGTTGGGCATAGGTCATGCGCAGGCCCTCAAATACGCGACGGCGTTAACGCTCGCCTCGGCCATCTGGGTTGATCGACGGGCGTGGAACTCGGCCTCGCACTTGTAGGCCTCGTCAGCCTGCGCGCGCCGCGTGAGCAGATCGGTTGCGGCTTCCAAGGCGCGTTCCAGCTGCTCCATCGTCGGACGCCGACCTTGCTTTTCACGCAGCCGCTCGTGCTCCTCGATGATCAAGCGCAGGCCGAACGGCTTGATGTTCAGCCGCGCGGCGCGGGTGGCGATGGTGTCGCGGATCGCGCCAGCGCTGGCGACCGCGGTTGGCAGAAGGTGAGCCGCATTATCGGCTCGGTGTGCGAGAACGATCCGCTCTTCGGCTAGAGCGAGCCGATGGCAGGCTGCAGCCATGTCCGTGATCGTCTGAGCGAGATCGGGATCGTGCGAGGCGATCGTGCGGCCGGTCATCGCGGCGCGCCTTCGACATGAGCCCAGCGCGCCTTGTGCGGCGACTGTGCGCCATACGCGCGGCCCGCCTCGGCGTGGTTGACCTTGTACTTCGCCTGCCACGTCTCAAGGCCGATCGAGTCCTTCTCGACATGCGCGGCAGTGCAGAGCGGCACAGCCGTGAAGTCGTGCGACTTCAGCGACATTCCCTTCGAGCCGTCGGCGTCGGAATGCGATGCCTCCATGCGGCCCTCGCAGACGTGCCCAGCCCTGCCCTCGATCAGGCAGCGGCGCTTGCGCAGCCAGGACAGATGCGCTGGAAAACGGCGATTGGCATCAGCCTTGCCACTGTTCTGGCGGCGCGGGCGGGTGTCGACGCGGATCATGCTGAGAGCACCGGAGCGGTGCGGTCGAACATGTCTTCGCCGTTCACGCGGCGGGTTTCGAGGCCGCAGAAACGGCAGGCGAACACCTGCTTCACCTCGTCCCGATGCATCCGCATCATGGTCGAGCAACCACCGCAGTACGGCAGATAGCCCGGCTCGCCGACAGACGCGCTCATGCGACCACCCGGCAAGCTACGATGTCGGAAAGCGCGCCCTGATGCGTCCAGCAGTCGCGGTAGATGTAGGCAGGATGGCCGTCGGCGGGGTTCGCGCGCTCAGCGGCGCGGCGGTCGCGATCGAACCGGAACTGCACCTGGACACGGGCAACATCCGAGACAGGGCACCCTGCCCCATCGCACTCGATCCAATCTGTGTAAGCCTGATCGGCCACGTCGATCTCCCGACAAGCCGTCATGGCCTGTTGGGAGCAATATGCGATATCCGCAGACATTCGTCAATCAGATATCTGCGATAGTAGCAGATATTGACCGAGGTCAAATCCTGTGTTCTACTTATGTTCTAGCATGATTCGGAGTTCGGCAGTGCTTCACTATCGCGTAACGGTTTTCGGAAAGCCTCAGTCCCCTTGGCGGAGTAGCAAAGAGCGCGCTGAACGAGACGCCGAGACCCTAGGGGTTGGAATGCGCGACGAATGGGGCGACTTCTACCTATCCGGTGAAGCGGACTTTGAAGAGGTCCACCAATACGCCCTTATGCGCCTGGCCGCGGCCTCGCCCGAACCGTCCACGACCACACCCTGCCAAGTATCTCAATCGGCTCGTCGCCGAGCTTGATCGGGGTGTGGGCGGGGTTGCTCGACAGAGGAACCAGGCGGGCCGGGTTCGCGTGGTATTCCTTGAACGTGGCTTCCCCATCCTGAGTGCGGACGACGTATTGCGCGCCGTCCCACAGGTCTCGATCGTCTGGGTCGATGGTGATTGTCGCACCGTCGGGAACGAGCTTGTCCATAGAATCGCCCTTAACTCGCAGCGCGTATGCGCGAGGCGGCGTGTCTGGATCGGAAACCGGGTGCCACTTGCCGGATAGCTCAATTGCCTTCTGAGGCGGCCCGGCCGGCACGTCACCAAGCAAAGGGATTTTAGGAAGCGCGGGCGCCGTCGGCTCGCCGTCTACGCCTTCTATCTCAGCGCGCTTCGTTGCCAAGGCTCGCTCGATCGCCACCATCTCGACATGCTTGATGCCGCGACCAGTCTTGCCGAGCGATTTGGTTAGATAATTTTCCTGGATACCCGACAGGTCGGCGAGGTCTCGGATTTTCAAACCGAGGGCCTCAAGTTCGTCGCGGATTTCTTGCGGGCTCATCGTGCCGGTGAAGCGATGATCTGCGATATTCGCAACTACCATTATCGCAGATTTCTCTTGCGCGCAGTCTGCGGATATCGCATATTGCTGTCTATGCAGACGGTAGCTGACCAGATCATCGACGCACTCGGCGGGAGCACTGCGGTATCCCGGATGATGGATGCGCCCCTTTCCACTGTGCACAGCTGGCGCAAGAATGGTGTGCCGCGCTCTCGCTTGGCTCACCTGCGCCTCCTGGCGTCGGTCGAGAAGCCCGAGATCGACATCGATCTGATCGTTGCTCGCGGCATGTCGCCCGTCGAGCAGCGAAAGGCGGCATAAGTGATGTCCTCACTCCCGTTTACGCAATTCGTCAGCGATGCGCGCGACCTCCTCCCCGATGAGAACGTACTCCTCCCTATTCTCGCCACGAGCACTCTTTCGAATATCGCGGACCGCCTGCTCAACTTCGCGGGCGATCGTGCTAAGGTTACCGTCTGCGCGTCCGACGTAAGCGGACAGTCCAACCAGAATGATGCGCGTAGCAGCATGCTTCGCCGCGAGCTCGTAAAGCGCTTGGCGCAGCCTGCGTATCTCAGCATCCGCCATTGCTGGTCCAAACTCTCGAACGTCAGCAGCCCACTCCTCCAGACTATCGGCTGCAACGGTGAGCACTTTGCTCGACCGGTCATGCTGTCGAAGATCCCGAGCTGTCTTTTCGAAGATATTGGCGACAGCAAGCCCAATGCCCTCGCCGCATTTTGGAATGAGCAAGCTTGCAAATCCCTTGATAGCGATCCTGTCCGCCATTCTTTTTGCGGCGGTTTCTTGGGCGAGAGCCGTAGTTCGCTCCAATTGAGCACGCAGCTCCATGATCTCAATATCGAGACCGTCCATGTGAAAAGGCCTTCGTCGGTGTGTGGAAACACGACGATAGCTGGAAGGGCGTCGGCTGCAAGCCGGCGCCCCAAAGCCCAAATTTCTGTTCGGCGGGCGGCGTAGATGATGCTCACCCTGCCCTCCATGGAGCCGTCCCGCGTCGCTGGCGCCGCGACCGTGATCATCGCGATCGGCGCGCAGCGGTTCGCTTTCCATGCTGCATCTGATCCTTCGTACATCGAGGCACCGGTCCTCGACGTCACGCATTGCACGGCCTGCGGTAGCCGATCCTCAAATGAGGTTCGGGCCTGCCAAGCGCCGGTCTGCCCCTCCAAAGATCGGAAAGCTGCATGAACATCATCATGATATCCGGCTGGTGCTTCGCGTGTGCGGCATGCTTCGTGCTCGGCCACTCCGTTGCAGTCTGGCGCCGTCATCGTTTCATCCGCTCGCTGATGTCGGGCAGGGACGCGGCGGCATACGGCCGCGTCATCCGCGACGCCGAAGGGAACGTCCTTTGACGGACCACTGGTCCATCGTCGCGATGGTGATCATCATCACGATCGGCTCGGCCGTGCTGCTCTGGGGCATCGACCTCTGCTGCCGCCACGAGGTTGCGATGCTCGAGCAGCGCGCGCGCAACGGCGAGGCGAACGGCCTTCGGGGCGGTGATCAGGGTCTCAGTTTCCATGAACAGGATATTGGTCGATGACTGACGATAATTCCGCCCAATCTGGGGCCATCCTGTCGGACGAACGTATCAGGGACACCCTGCGGCGTCAGATCGATCGGGCCTACTCGGTCGACCGCAGTTTCACGCGTGCAACGCTCGCCGCTGAGACCGGGGTGAACGTCTACACGCTCGACGCGATAATGTCCCGCGACCCTGCCAAGAAGCGCCGGGTAACGATGGAGGATGCGTTCTCGATCGCCTCGGTGCTCGGTGACCGCGCCGTCAACTCGCTGCTCGCGCTCATCGGCTACGCCGGGCGCCGTCTCGACGATCCCGACGCGCTTCAGCCCATGCTGATCGCAGCGACTGCGATGGCCCACCTCTCGACGATCGCGACTGCCGCGGCCGACGGACGGATCGATCACACCGAGCAACCTGGGTGCCAGGAAGCGGCCGACATGATCATCGCGACGGTGTTGCCGATGTCGTCGGCGGGCCGTCAGGGCGCCTGAGATCTACGAATAACACGCGGAAAACCCCGCAACGGAGATGACTATGGACGCGCTCAATAGCGCAGTGCCGGTTCAGCCCGGTTCTGCGGACGGCTTTTCGCGGCCTACCGCAATCGTGCTGCCGGGCGACTGCCGCGCGCTGATGGCAGCTATGGATGTGGACTCGGTCGACAGCATCGTGACCGACGCTCCCTATGAGCTCGGCTTCATGGGCAGCAGCTGGGACAGCACGGGCGTCGCCTATGACGTCGAAACCTGGCGCGCCGCTTTCCGCGTGATCAAGCCCGGCGGGTTCCTGCTCTGCTTCGGCGGGTCTCGCACCTATCACCGCATGGCCTGCGCGATCGAGGACGCCGGGTTCGAGATACGCGACCAGATCATGTGGATCTACGGCAGCGGCTTTCCGAAAGGCGGCAATCGTGACGGCAAGGGCACCTGCCTCAAGCCCGCGCATGAGCCGATCGTCATGGCGCGCAAGCCGTTCAAGGGATCGGTGATCGCCAATGAAGTCGCGCACGGTACCGGCGCCCTAAATATCGATGCCTGTCGGATTGCTGGCGAGAGCACAGAAAGAACGGCGAACAAGATCGGGGTTTTGCATGGCCTCAACTATCGACCGTCGCACGACCTTCCTCCGGAAGCACGGTGTAATGGTTCTGCGCTCGGCCGCTGGCCTGCCAACGTCATTCATGACGGTAGCGACGAGGTGGTCAGCGCGTTCCCATCGGCTCCAGGTCAGCTGGCCGACGCAAGCTGCTCGACGGCGCCTCGCACCGATCAGAAAGTCTATGGGGCACTGCGCGCTGGTCGGGGCACGGAAGCGAGCGCGAACAGCGCAAATGTTGGTGCGGTCGGCTTCCAGATGCGTCCCGGTCAGCGCCGCCTCGACAGCGGTAGCGCGGCCCGATTTTTCTACGCTGCCAAGGCTTCGAAGGCTGATCGCGATGAGGGACTCGACCAGTTCGACCCGCAGGCCTTCATCCAGTTCCAGACTGGCAACGGCGAAAGCGGCACCGCCAGCAGCCTGAGCGAAGGCCGAGAGACTCAGTATCGCAACATCCACCCGACGGTGAAGCCGACGGCACTGATGCGCTACTTGGTCCGCCTCGTGACCCCGGTCGGCGGCACGGTGCTGGACCCGTTCACCGGTTCGGGCTCGACCGGCAAGGCGGCAATCCTTGAAGGCCGCAGCTTCATCGGTTGCGAGCTGACCGAGGCCTATGTCCCGATCGCTCGCGCGCGGATCGCGGCGGCGTTCGATCAGGCTGAAGCCGAGCAGGTTGCAGCGAACCCGCCACCCCCGCCGCAGATCGACATGTTCGCAGAGGTCGCAGCATAATGACCAAGGCGCGCCGCACAGCTGCACAGTCCCGCGACGTCGTCTACGATGCCCTGCTGCGCGCGGCGCGCGCCGGTGCCCGCTGTCCGACGAACCTCGCCTTGGCGGCGCTGCTTGGGGTGCGGTCCTCTTCGATCCCGCAGAAGGCCCTCGTCGATCTCATCGCGGCGAATAAGATCGTGGTGACCACGACGCCGTTCTCGCGTGAGATCTTCATCCCCGAGCTGGGCGCGACGATCCGCGCCAGCAAGGCTCCGGATGGCTCGTTGAGGGAAGCCGAGCGTGCTCACGCGATTGCGCGGGCCGAGCGCCGTGAACCCCTGCCCCCGGTGCTCGATCGCACCCCCTGTTTTCGCTGCGGAATCCGCGCCGACATCGGCTGCGATCATCAGTCCGCCTCGGCCCCCTACATCATCGACCTGGAGTTCGCGGCATGACGCGCACCTGTTCAGATTGCTCGACGCCCATCAGTCGAGACTCCAAGGGTCGGTGTCGGCCGTGCGCTATGCGAGAGGTTTCTTTGCGGCCCGAGGTCGCCAGAACGCGGCGCGACGGCCTCAATGCAAAACGCCAGGATCCTGATTTTGTCGAGCGGCATCGGGAATCCTGCCGGGTGGCAGCTGCGCGCATAATGGCTGATCCCGTCAAGGCCGCCGCTAAGCGCGAAGTCGGGCAGCGGACCGGGCGGCACAACTTCTGGCGTGAGGCTGATGAGGCATCGAAGGTGGCGGCGCGCGATGCAATTCGCCGCGCACGCCTGTCGTGGTGCCCAGAGCGGTACTGGGACTTGAACGCCAAGATGAAGGTCGGCGGCATGCCGCTCGCCGAGCGCAAGGCCGTCATCCTCGCCGAGATCGCGGGCACCCCTGAGAATGCCCGCCGCGCCGTCCTCAACCACCAAGACGCCCAGCGCATCCGCCACGAGCGCGATGTCGCCCAGTCCTATTGATCAACCAAGGAGCATGACAATGACCGAAGAGCGTAACGAAGGCATGGGAGGCGGCCAAGTGGCTGCTGACGAACTACGGCTGCTGATCGAGCGCGCTGAGCGCCTCGAGGAAGAGAAGAAGGGCATCTCGGACGACATCAAGGACGTGTTCGCCGAGGCCAAGGGCCGCGGTTACGACCCCAAGGCGATCCGTAAGATCCTGTCAATCCGCAAGCTGAAGCGGGAAGAGTACCAGGAGCAGGAGGCGATCCTCGAGGTCTACCTTCAGTCGCTGGGGATGATCTGATGCACGCCCCAGCAATCAACGCGCTCTGCGCCGACGTGTACAACCGCACGACGGAAGCGGGATGGTGGACCAACCTCGCGACCGGCGAGCGCTTGGACCGGAATGTCGGCGAGCTTCTGTGCCTTGTGCATAGTGAGATCAGCGAGGCCATGGAGGGCCATCGCAAGGGCCTGATGGACGACAAGCTGCCGGATCGTCCTATGATCGAGGTCGAGCTGGCAGACGCCGTGATCCGGATAGCGGACCTTTGCGGCGCGCTTGGCTATGACCTTGGCGGCGCCATCGACGCGAAGCTGGCGTTCAACGCCACTCGCGAGGACCATAAGCTTGAAATCCGGCGCCAAGCCGGCGGCAAGGCGTACTAAGGTGCGGGGCCTGATCGCACGCATTTTCGCCGGTCGGGCCCCTGAGGCCCAGGCGCGCCTATCGGTCGAGGATCGCCTCGCGCGCCTCGACGCCGACATTGATCGCGGCATTGCCGATGCTCGCGCTCGACGGCTGGCTCGCCCGCCGCGTGCCGAGCACGAGCGCTTCAGCCGGGCCCGACCCAAGGTCGCCGAACTCAAGCACGCGATCGCCATGCAGCACGTGGAGCTCTGACGGTGGACAATAGCGACAAGCTCTTCATGATTATCATCGCGCTGTACGTAGTCTGGCAGCTTTGCCGAGTTGCGCGCGCTGTAGAGTCGATCAGCACCGAACTGCTGGCCCTCCGCACGATCGCCGAGCGGAGCCGCCGGTGACGCTCCTGACGGGCTTCGACCTTTGCCGCGCCGCGATGTGCGTCGAGGGCATCAGTGCGCCGGAGCAGAGCGTGCTGAACGTGCTCGCCATCATGGCGAATGACGAGGCTCGGTGCTGGCCTGGCATAAATGGCCCAACGGGGCTCACCGGTAAGACGAAGCTGTCCGAGCGTAGCGTTCAGCGTGCCGTGCAGGCGCTGAAAGATGCGGGCCATATTAACTGGCAGGATTTGCCCGGGCGTGGACGGATCTACCTCGTTCACCCCCGCCAGTCTGGCACCCCCGCCACAGTGACGCCCCGTCAGAGAGTCACCCCCGTCAGAGAGGCGCCAACCCCCGTCACTGTGGCACCCAAACTACCAAGAACCACCATACCCCCGAAGGTGGCGGGCAAGCCCGATGCTGCGGGCACGCTTGTTCCTCTCGACTTCACCCCGATCGTCAAACCGGACTCGATCACCGGCAAGGCCATGGCAGCTTGGCCGCCTGGTCTCGAAGCCGAGCAGGTCGAGCACTTCATCGACCGGCACACCACGCAAGGCACGA